CTTCATCGCCAGCTTCACCAACAATATGTGGCTCATAACGAACCCAAGATGTCCCACGACCACCAAGTAAACGGTCTTGTACGCATTGCTTCATGGCACTTGCATAGTCACCATAATGCTCAATCTCGTACTCTAATGCCCGTTCTAGCATCATTGACGCTACACGACCGATAGGGTCATTGTCACGGAATCTACGGCTTACATCAGGTCTTGGCAGTCTAGCAAATACCGCTGGGGTAATGGTCTGTACATTAGACCAAAGGATATTGAACCTTGAATTAGGATTGTTTCTACTGCGTTGGTCATCACGATACCGTTTAACAATCTTGTCGGCTCTACCTTCCCATTCCTTGAATGTACGCTCGTACTGGGCAATGCAGTTATACCAATCTTGGTATGTGTGATCCATATAAATCCTTAAGTAAAGTTACCTATAGCCATAACAGTTGCACCAGCACCAGTAGTGATCTTCCAAGCACCGTTGACTGATACAGCATTAATTTCAATGGTATATACGCCAATTGGAGTGCTTGCGGCACAGATAGTGTAAGAAGTTGCACCGTCTAACAGGGCTACAGTTCCAGTTAAGGCTGTGCCTACAGTAACGATTAAACGCATTAAAGTGTCACCAGCACCGCCAGTAACGCCTAATACTTGAGCAGTCTGTGATGCGGCTACGGTTTCGTAGAATGTGCCAAATGGTTGATTAACGCCTGACATGATTAAATCCTTTTAATGGTTGATTTGGGGGTTTGTTTCCATAATTCATCAAGACTTACATCAGTTTGCCCGACATGAAGTCCTTTAACACGGTTATCTTTGAGGATAGGGCTGTCCTCATCTTTCCATACAATCGAGCAATAACGCATTGCATCGCTAGAATGGGATGTCCAATCGTGTTTTGGGCGATCTCTAAATACTTTTTTATCATCATCCCATTCCCGTTGATATTGTCGTAAACATTCAATTAAATCTTCACACTTATTATCGAACCAAGTGCGAGTTAATGCAAGTCGTGTTGCTTGAATTCCGTCTTGTATTGACAAGTTTGGAACAATTTTTAGATGTTTTATGTCAATTTTTGCAGATATTTGTTCGATTATGCTCTTGCCGCCACTTGCTAATGTTTTGGCTCTAGCGTCATGGGGTAGCCAATGAGTACCATATTTGTACCCATATTCATCTTCTTTTTGGGCAAGCAATCCTGTGTAATACGATATGGGTTGGCCATTGCTAGAGTGATGGTCTAGTATTCTTATCTCACCATAAACCGTCTGCCACCAAATAATAGCCGTAGAATCGTTGAACCCCAAGTCCCAAACTGTATGACAGGGGAACATAGGATCATAATCAACGGTAGTAATGCGGTTTAAATCGGTAATCCTACGCATCTCCTGACCATAATAAGCACCAAGAATAGCGGCTTCAAATGAGCAAAGGAACTCTTGTTCGTACTGGTTGGCTGACATAGATTGTTGTGCATCAAGCAATTCAGCTTCAGGAATCAAGCCTGATTGGTCTGCTCTTAGCGTCTTGACATACCAACTAGGGTTCTTTTGGGCTTCCGTATAGATGTCATAGAACGCATTGTGACCTTTTGGCGTACCAATAAATGTAGCCCATGTTTGATAGCCGTTTAAGCCATTTCTATCTGTAAGCAATGGCCGTACAATCTCACCCCACAATCTAGGCTTCATGTCGGCATATTCATCTAAAACAACGCCATCAAGATAAAGGCCACGCAAAGCGTCAGGGTTATCAGCACCAAACAGTCTAATTTTTGCTCCGTTGACAAGTTCTACCCACAATTCTGATTGATTAGCCTTAACGATGGCTGGTTCTGCATATTTTAAAAGGTAATCCCAAGCAATGTTTTTAGCTTGTGCATAAAAGGGGGCAATGTAAGCATAGCGGCTGTCAGGTTTGTTTTCCATAATAGCCCTACGAATCATGTCGCAGATAGTAGCCACCGTTTTCCCTGCCCTACGATGACAGGTTAATACAGCCCAGCGTTCAGTCCTGTAATGAAAGTCTAAGAACGCTTCCCTAGCTTTGTAGGGATATTCGTACTTCTTAACTAACTCTTTCAATCTAGGAACTTGTGTTCGTGAATGATCTTAACTGGCTGATCTTCATCGCCTGAGTGTTCAGTACGGGCTAATTTAGGCAGGTGGTATTCCATGACGCTCTGCAACATACCAAAAGCCTTCTCAGGATTAGGTAATACTATGAATTTATCGTCATCGTTTTTAACGCCATCAGCGACCTGTTCTAGCCACTTCTGCATACTTGGTGCATTACCCTCTACGAACTGTGCTATCGCTTCCCTAGCCATTGCTGTGGACTTATTGGGGCTACCTTTTGGTCTGCCCTTTGGATTATTTGTTTGTTGTTTAATGCTCATACCTTTACCAAGTGGTTGATTAAGATAGGTTAATTCTACTCTATTTCTGCTCGTTAAACAATTTCTCAAGCATTGCTTTACGGGTATCTTCATCTACCATAGGAACAGCTAATGCTCCAGCTAGTAAATCAGGGCTATTTGCTTTTTTAGGGTCAAATGCCGCAAATCTTGATCTAATCAAAGATGGATCTTGTACGGCATAAATATCACTTTTTTGTGATTCATATAACTTTTTCATGGCTTTTTGGGATTCATCCCATTGTTTGCCAGTTACATTAGACCAAGTTTCATCAGGCACAATTCCGTACTTTTCAAGCAAATATTCTTTTGCTCGCATTACATGACTGTTAGGGCCAAGATCTTTAACATTTTTAATTTCAGCACCTTTTTTGCTTAGTTCATTTGCAATCATTCCCAATTCATCGGTAGTAGTTGCAGAATTAATGTCTAAACCTAATTCTTGGGGTGTGTAACGGTTTTTATTTGATTTTGCTGACAATTCATTTGTATATATATCGGCCCAGTTTCTACCCCTAGCGTTAGCAGTTAAAAAATCATCTTTTTTAAGCAACAATGGCAGTATGTTTCCACCACCTGAGGATGACACATAAGTTTCGGCTGTTATTGGATTGGTGGTTAAAAACGCACCAGCACCAGCAGTTTTACCTTTACCTTGAACATTAAAGGCTTCAATGTCTGCATTAGTTCCGTGATAAACAGGCGTGTCATATCCCATTGCTTTTGCTCTTTGTGTAGCAGTATTAGTTGCTGGCAATCCTAAACCACCTTCAGATATAGGTAATGCGGCATTTTTTTGTGCAATTAACATTCTTTCTGCCGCTGGAATTACTTTAGCAATGCTACCCATCATATTAGGCACATAATTGGCAAACTCAGAAAAAGTTGGCCCTTTTTCAAATTGATGTGTTTGTGGGTTATACGGCATGGCGTTTTGCACCATGTTATTCATGTTTATAGCGTTTTGAGCCGTTGTCGCAGGAAGATTGCGAAAATGCTCCTTAATCGGGTCAGCTAGAGCCGATGTGGTTGGGGGCTGGTATCCCCGTAGGACTTCTGCCAGCGTAGCCATTACTTGACTTCTTTATCCAAGTCTTTAAGTTTATTAGCGATCAGCTTCCTACGATCTAGACGCTGTTGCTGGTTCTTTTCTAGCGTAGATTGTTTATGCTCACGCAATAAAGCGTTACCTTTAGGGTATTTGTGGTTCATGTGTTGCATTACATATCCTTCATAGCGTCAGAAATCATCTGTCTGCGTGGCTTTGCAGTTTTAGCAGATTCTTTAAAGTCTTGAGCGGTTGGGGCGTTTTTGCTACCAACCTTATTCATTTTCTCGCCCGAACCATTTTTGATCCGCTCCTGCTTACGGTGGATATTGGCATAAAGACCGTTTTTCACGCTTTTTCTTCCACATACTTAGCGTAAGCATCTTCTAACTTAGCTTTGCGTTCACCTTTAGCGTTTTCACGCTCAACATTTAAGGCAATCGCAAGTGCCTGTTTTTTAGAACGCCCCAATTTGACCTCGGCTTTAATGTTTTTGCCAACAGATTCGGCTGATCCTGATTTATCTAACGGCATGATTATTCCTTAATCAAATGATTTTCTGTACATCAAACTTACGCCACCCTTACCCATTGGTTGACCCATAAACTGTGATTTATTAGGGTAATAACCAGCAGAAATGCTTTGGTCAGGGCCGCCATAGCTAACATCAATACCGTTTATGACGGCAGGAATGTTGTATTTATTGTTTAAAACACCTTGACCTGAAACGCCAACAGCTAAATTGTTGCCTGATTCATTAGGGTCAAATTGATAGCCAGCACGACCTTGTACCATTGTTCCAGCTTGACCCATTGGTATTGCTCTACCGCCAACATCTACTTTACGCAATAAATCGGCAAGCCTAATACCTTCATCTGATTCACCTTCAGGTAAATTGTAAGATTGGGGTTTGAAATAATCCACGATTAGCTCTTAAATTTAAGCAAGTAAATGGTTGTGTCAATTTCTTGGGCGATATTGTCAATCAATTGCACAATCTCTGAATCCATTGGTAAGTCTTGGCGAGCATCTTTTACAAATGCTTGCAAGGATTGTAGGTATGCCAGCGGTTCTTTAGGCTGGTGGTATGTGCTTGGGAACTGGGTAATCTGTCCGTATATGCCGAAATAACACTCGGCCAACTGATCGGTCAGATCGATAATGTTTTCATAAAAATGGCCGAGTGTCTTGTGTTTAGCGTAGGACTTTGTAGCCCAATGGAAAAAATGAGTATTTGTACCCGAATGTAGCAATGTTGCTAAAAATAATGCCATTGACTTTTCCATGAAACGCTCCTTTTAGTGTATTTTATAACACTTTTTTAATTATTCCTAACGCTCTTATTGCCGCATCAACACTATCTACACGGCTAACTGCACCGCCTTTCCACTTGCCCATAAAGTCTAATTGGTCAGGTGTGAATTTGGCTTTTGAATCTTTTTTGATTTCCATAAGAAGTGTTTCATTAGCATAACCAACAAGCAGGTCAGGGCAACCATGTTTCATTGCGGCAAGTGACACCACAGTAGCACCAGCTTGTCTTAATGCCGCCACTATTTCTTTATGGTTACTATCAATTCGTGCGTATGTCATTGATTTTCAATTAAAATAGATTAGTATCAGCTAACTTTACCATTATAAAGG